TCTATCTGCTCCAGGAGCTGCAAAGTTTGAAAATCCTCTGGCATTGTCAAACAAATCTGGATTTGCTTGAGATGGCACAGCTATATCTTCAAAAACAGATAAACCAATTCTATAAGAAGGTAAGTTTGAATATTGATCTAATATTAGTGATTGTGGAGAAATATCAACGAAAAATCCTCGTATGAAATAAACTCCTTGTTCTATTTTTATTGCAGAACCGGTAGCTACTGAGTTTGCTACGATAGTAGTTGCAAATGAAGACTCAGACCTTATGACACCCAACCCGTAATCAACATTCTCCAAAACAAGAAGATTTTCACCATCTACAAAAGTTTTGCTAGTGAAATCACTATCACTAGAGCTTTGATACTTTATATAAAGAGTATAGTTGTTATTATCTGATTGTTCATCGGTAATAAAATTTTCAATTTTTGCAGATACTCCACTAGTTTCACCTTTTATTTGTTTACCAATTAGAACTGACAAATATGAAGATACTGGAATACTGAGGTGAGATGGATCAATTTGGACACAAGTATATTCAGAATCATAAGCAGTATTTCCAGGAATTACTACTTGACCTTCTTTAAAAAAATGTTTACCAAAATTTTCTACTTGGTTTTGTAGAATAGACTGTAAGGTTGTTAATTCTCTTGCTTGTACCGGAGTTCCTGGTTTAAATAAAACCCTTTGATAATTCTTAAGTGGATCAAAATCATCAAAATATGGAGACGTGTTTAGGTTGGTATTTTGTGCCATTTTTATTAGAACTCCAGAACAATTTTAATGTCTTCTTTTTGGTTAGCTGATCTTGGGATGGGTTGTCGGTTATCCAAGTAAATTATTTCTCCCGACTTCTTGTTATACTCAGCGGAAGAAATGCCAGCAATAAATTCTTGACCCAACTGGTATATTCTATTATTTATTGTGGTAGTCACGCCACTAAATGCATCATTAATTTCTAGTGAAGGTCCAATAATAGATGTGGAATTAATTGTTAGTCCATATCCAACATCTGGATTACTGGTAAAGGGGATAATCTTAAATCCACTTTCACTTGATGCAAGTCCAGTTGGTTGATAATACTTCAATACACCAGATACAGAGTCCCAAGATGCAACAAATCCAATTGCAGTAGATCCAAGACCAACTGTTTGTGTGATAACAGAATCAACACCATATGTTGTATTTGTAGTAACTCCAGACAGTTTTAAAGCATTAAGTCCACTAACCAATGATGCATCTAATAATTCTACATCACTACCAATTATTGTGGGATTTCTTAAAATTCCTACTCGTGCAAAGTCATTTCCTAAAATAATATCTGGATTACTATCTAATGTTTCATATCTAGAGTATAATAATACTCTATATGCACCAAGTTCTCTGTAAACGTCATATCCATGACCACCTTTTGGTGGAATAATAACATTAAAAGATGCAATTGTGGTGGTTCCTATTCCAGTATTAGCTAATTGACTTAATGGTCCAGTCACATCTGACCCAGGAGCTCCTGGATAAAATTGAATACTTCCATAAGTATAATCCTTTCCACCATCGGTAACAAAAACCTCTGAAACTTTTCCAAAAGAGTCGATAGTTATAGTTGCTTTTCCTCCAGTTCCATCGCCCAAAATTGGAACATTCGAAAATGAAGTAGAAATTGGTTGATAGTTATTTCCTCTATCATTTATCAATACAACTTCTATTTTTCCATCGATGGCATTATTTTTTGTTGATATGGATTCGCCCGTATCTCCCCAATTATCTGGAACTGGAATAAACTCGATGGAATCAAATTTTACGATTTCAGTTGGTTTAATAGTGTACAAATATTTCCAAATATAACCATCACCACTAGCTCCAGCTGCTCTTGGTTCTAGATCAATGAAAGTTGGTTGATCAAAAGATGGTCTTCCTTTGGGGTTTTCTGGATCTGTACCATTTTGCAAACACACATAAACCCGTAGATCTTCATTTACAATATAGTAATCTGCTTCATATAAACCAGTTGATGAAGTAACGGGAGTTGGGTTATAGACATTATAATCATGTCTATACATTTCATACGTATTTCCAGCTACCCACTCTACCTTTCTAACTAACCTTCTTACATCCTGACTTGTAATTTGTTTTAAGGATATAATACTTTCCTTTGCTTGATATTCTTCTCTAAATCCATCAACAGGAGAGGGGGTATTTGTGTTCCATGTAGAAGAACCCCCTGCCGCAGAATTCGTACTGTTTGGCAGTCCTATAAAGGTATAATATTTGTTTGACGTATCACCTACACCAGAAACACTTTTTACAAAGTTTTCTGCGTTTAAAATTCTGAATTGGTCTGATATTATGGCAGGCATTTTAGGACATACTTTTTGTATTTTTATTTAGTCACTTATTATGCTTCTTGTTCTAGAGACCTTAGGAGAAGAAGAAATTCCAACAAGTCCATTATCATTATAAACCGCAAAATCTTTTGGATCAGACAGAACTCTATTTTGATAATCATAGATTTTACCCCAACTATATCTGCCATAGAAGACGTTAGTTCCTATACCAGATTGATCGGATCCTCTTGCATAAACTTTAACATAATTTGATTCCATTGGAGCAAAATTACACGTTACAGTAACAATTCCAAGATTTGGTGTAGTTATATCTTCCACGATATAAATTCCATCTATGAAAGATTTTGCTGTACCAATCTTTGAATTCGGGAAGTTTGACATGCCACCAAGAAGTGTTGTAATTCCCACCAAATCACCACCGGTTTCCACATTACTATCACTAATTACGAAATAATCACCCTTAGATAATTGACTATTCAATACTCCATAATTATTCAAAGCAGAATATCCAACTCCCAAGGTGGTATTGTCATATTCTTCACTCTTGAGAGTGAATGAAATTTTAGGAGAAGTTGTTCCAATACCTGGTGTTCCAGCAAGGAATGTCTGAATTCCAATAATAATTCCATGGTCGCCCAGAGCTTTAATGGATTTGATTTCTTCAAGATTGAAAGAATCTGATGCTATGATTGCTGGTGGAGGATTATTTTCATCATAACCAAATCCAGGATTATCGATAGTAATCGATGTAACCACCCCAGCTGTTACACTAGAGGTTGCTGTAGCTCTATTTAATATTGGTTCAGCATAAATTGAAGTAGCTCCAGATCCAATAGCGACATATCTACCATCACCACCAAGATTATCGACGAATACCAAATCATTAAGGAAATTGGATTGTTTTGTTGATCTAAGAATCCAATTACTTAAGTTAAACGAATAGTATAGATCTCCAGTAGAAGAAAGGGCAGTGTATAGTCCATAATGATATGCAATGTTTATTAGATTAACAATTCCCAAATTATTGGAAATAGACTGATATGAATCTCTGGTTACTTCCTGGACAATTACTCCAAAATCACCAACAGCAACATATTTACCTTCGGCATAAATTACTTTGTTCAGATTAGTAACAACTGGAGAATTTACGAATTCCCAAATTATACCTGTGTTGGAACTTCTAATTACTCCATTGTCTCCCACCAATACAAAGTAATCGGTTCCAAAAGTGATACTATTTAAATCAGAAAGTGTTTCCGAGAACTTACTGGTAAATGAATCTGTTGCAACTCCAACACCTGTAAAGATCGACCCTCCCGCTCCAACAGCAACAATGGTATCAGTCAACGAAGAATAAACTATATCAAGGAGAGTGTCGGTATATCCGGCTCCAATTCTACCAATAGAACCAAATCCAGGGACAATAAGATCTTGTTCCAGTGGAATATCTTCCCAGGAACTAATAGAGTCGATATAATCTGTTGCTTTTATTATTCTTCCTCCAGTTCCGACTGCAAACACAAAGTTACTTGTACCTACTCCAACAGATTCAACTGACTTATAACTAATGGTTGTTCCAACACCAACGTTACCAATAGACCAATCTTTTCCATTATAACTCAGTGCAAGAACTGAATTATCACCAACAGATACAAATCTATCATTGAATTTAATAGATTTTAGAGAATAAGTGGTGTTTATACCAGTTCCACCAGTCCAATTAAAAATAGGATCTTTTGTAACAATATATGATTCAGAGATACTTACCTCTGGACTTAATGTATTTGCATAACCAACTCCACCATCAATAATATTGATTGAAGATACTGAAGAAGTTGAAGATACTGCAACACTAACTAATGCTGGAGAAATCTCTTGATTATCAAACACAATTACATTTCTTATATCTTCACTGAGATTATCAACATCAGAGAATATTGGGAAAACATTGTCAACATATATTTCCGTATCAGTTTTTGTTACCGGTTTGATTACAGTTGCAATTGGTTTGATTCTACTCTTTAAGTCTGGTCTTGCCTTAGAATAAAGAGTTCCACTAATAACAGTGTCCTGAGTTTGTTTACTCCAACTAAGTGGTCTAAGTTTTTCTGGATCAGTATTGATACCGATTGAGTAATAATTAAAAGTTTCTAATTGATCGGATGCAATAATCTTTTTAGCCGTTCTTGGGAATTGAGTAATATCAAAAGGATCATTAGGATTATCTAGTATTTGAACAGTATCTCCAGGTTTTATTGTTTTTGGTGGATCGACCAACTCAACATCTACAGAAGAACCTCTATAGTATAAAATAACGCACTTAGATCCAGTTTTTGGAGCTTCAGTGAAATTGACTCGGGTTCCATTAAATGTGTATGCGACATTAGGAACTTGTAATACATCATTTAGATATATGAAAATATTATTAGTAATATCCAAGTCTGTTCCATCGGGAACTCTCAATCCAAGAACCTGTCTTTCTCCATTGACAGTAGTTGAAACTGTAAATTTCTTTCTAAATCCATTAAAGAATGGAGAAATATCATTGAATCTTATAAATTGACCGGGATAGAAACCAGAGAAACTGTCGGTCTGAACCTCGTCAACTGTTAGTTCAAATTGATAGAATGGAGAGGTTGTTGGAATTCCTATCGGAGTTAAAATATCACCAACTTTATAAGCTATTCCGGGATTATCAAATTTATAGGATATAATACTAGATCCTTGACCAACTTCAACCGTAATTTGAGCGTCTTGGCCAACTCCAGAAGAACCTCCAGTATATCCCAAACTTAAATTAGAATAGGCAGTTGGGAATCCAATAACAACTGTAGGTAAAGATGTATTTGTATATCCAGTTCCAGCATTTACAATAGTAAATCCAGTAATAGTCCCAGAAGCACCAACTGTAGCAGTTACACTAGCACCTGTACCTATTGTAGATGCAATACTAACAACTGGAGCATCTCTAAATCCAGCACCACCTCCAAGTACAATTATATTCGAAATAGTTCCATTGACATCGACAACTGCAGATGCAGCAGCTCCAAGTCTTGGCACATATCCAAAACTTGTGGATACTGAAACTTTGGATATCTTTCCAGCACTAGGAGTACCAGAGAGGAATCTGATAACGTTTACTCCACTACCATCAACCGTATAGTCGAATGTCGGATCTTGGAAAACATTATTAATTAAAACAATAGGATTATTATTAATATCAGTTCCCGAATTTATATCATTGAAAGCAACCTCAGTTGTTGCATCATTAACTTTTAATGTAAATTCTGTAGCAGCAATACCAGTAAAAGCTAATGATATATCATCAAATAGAACATTTCTATCAGTTGGTTGACTTGAATCAAACTGTCTACTGAAGACTCGACCTCCAAATATAGATGCAGTTTGAAGTCCTACAGGGCCTATCTTACCATATGGTGCATCGTCAAAGTAAATTACATCACCAACAACATTAAAATCACCATTTAAGACCGTTGCCGAAGCGCCTACGGTGTGTGAAACTGCTACTGTACCGAAGTATCCCCTTTCTACAGTTATTTGGTCTGTAGAGGTTATTCCTATACCCTTAATAGAAATCAATTCATCATCAATATTGATTATATCACGAACATTCAGTGAAGAAATTCCAGAAGAAATTGTTAGTATTGTCGTTGATGCAGTTCCTACACTTGATCCCAAAGAAACACTTAATGACTTTCTTGCAACCGCTTTTTGAACTATTCCGTCAATAGTTATGATTACAGATGGATTTGGATCTTTATATGCAAGTACATGTGTTCCAGTACCAACATTGGTGATGTCAAGAAATACACTTGTAGATAGTCCAGATAACTTAAATTCATTATCATTCAACTTAAACACAAATACGGAAATTGGTAAATTAATAGTTCCTAGTTCATTTGGAGTAAAAGATATTGTATCTTCTGGAGTAGTTCCTCCAAGATAAGTTCCAGCAATAGAAACTACTGAGTTTGAATCATATCCACTACCACCATTTAAAACTGTTATTGTATCAATGTTACCATCATTATCTCTCGAAACATTAAAAAGACTTAATGTATCTGTTGAAGGAACTTCAGAATAGCTTTGATTTGCCTCTGATTGTATTACCGTTGGTCCAGTCTTTGAAACCACAAAACTGAGATCATTGACAGGATCAACACCACCCATATATGTTCCAGCGATAGAAACTGTTTCCCCAACAGAATATCCTCTTCCTCCTTTGTTAAGAGTTATGGAAGTAGATATTGGTTCACCAGTTCCAACATCATATGTTATCAATACATTGAACTCTGCATCCGTTCCGCTAGTACCATCACCAATTACTTGAGTATACTGTTTAAAGGAGGGGCCTGCAGGAGATAATATTGTGGATATTCCACTTATTGTTGTTGTTATTCCAACAGAATATCCATTTTCAAGTATAGCAGTTCCATCAAAATTTTGAACTGTAACTAAAGTATCTTTTTCTCCAGTGACATATGAAGTGGTAGCAATTCCTACACGAGTTCCTCCGACATTACTGTAAACTAATTCTTGTCCACTTTGGAAATTATGATTTTGAATAATAAATTTGTCGTTTTCAACATCTATAGAACTTCCAGTAAATTCACGACGGAAAAGAGGAACTCCTTTATTTGTTAGTTTAAATGAAGATAGTCCGACTATTTCACTAGCCCTAGATGTTAAGGGATATACAATTTCTTCTGGAAGTGCTGTTGTACCCAAACCAACTATGGTTGTAATTATACCAACAGAATCGGTAATTGCAGATTGAACATCTGCATAACAATTCTCATTGTAATTTGGATCACAATCCGTATCTGGAAGAATTCTAGTGTCAAATTGTTGTGGTTCGGTAAATTCTGGATTTTGGTATGATGTAGAAATTGCTACATTATTGATTACATATTTTGAAAGATCTATGATATACTCAAATCCACCTATAGTTTCGGTTTCTTCTCCCGCAACAAAATTAGTACCTATTCCACTCCAGAACG